ATATATAAAGTATATATTAAATTTATGGTGTGCTAAAATTTGTAATAGAATAATTACCAAAAATATCTGTGGTTGAATCAGACAGAACAAGTAACTTTTCTTTAAAGGAATAATTACCAAACCCTGTATTATAAATATCTAAAAGATAATCCTTTTTTTGAAAATTCATACCTATAAATGTAATTCCATATTTTATACCTGTTGTTACAAAATCAAAATTAGTCGCCGATGTCTGTTTATTTGGAAATAATACTTGAGGATATCTAGGAATTATAACAGCTGTTGTAGATTGAGTATAATAATCTAATATATTCGTTTCCGTATATATCTTACTTGTAGACCCATTTAAATCTAATGAGGTAATTAATGATAATGAACTAGCATAAAATACTTTTGGGTCGTATGCTTGAACACATATAACCACTTTATTTATAAGGGATGATAATTTTGTTCCACCTATATCATTAGTATAATATATACGATTTCCTTTAGGGTTTCCAGTTCCAAAAATTTCTAATAATATAGTATACATAGATTCATACGTAGTAGATATATTACTATTTACATTAAATATTAAAAATAAGGGGTCGCTTATAATCATAAATTTTGTATTGATTATACTCATAGTTGAATACATATCCAGACTATTGTATAATTCCTTATATTTATTGCCTACTACAGAAGAAGTTGAAATAACAGGCCTATTATTTAAAGAATAAATATCAAAATGTAATGCTCTTACTCTCTGTTTTGCACAATTTAATAATGCGCAATTATCTACATAATCATTTTTAAAATTGCCACTACAACAACAATTATAAGCAGTTTTAACATATACATCTAATACTGTTTTATCAGAAAGAGTTGAATTTATATTTTGAATTGCTGGTGACGGTCCTTTATAAGCATTTATTGTAGAACAATTTGAGCCTTGTCGTGTTGTTTGAAGTATAGCGTAAAGAACGATTGACAAAATAATAACAACTACCAATATTTGTATAACTGTAATTGGGTCAAGTACTTTTATATCAGACACGGACATAGTAGAAATTTCGGTCATTTATATTTATTAGATATTTAATAATATAGAAATATATATTATTAAATTATATGCCAGGTGGTCTTTTAAATATAATTTCATATGGAAACCAAAACATTATTTTAAATGGAAATCCAAGTAAAACTTTTTTTAAAACAGTATATGCTAAATATAGTAATTTTGGATTACAGAATATTAGAATTGATTTTAACGGACAAAAAAACTTACAACTGAATGAAGACAGTGCCTTCACATTTAAAATACCTAGAAATGCAGAGTTATTATTAGATACTTATTTAGTATTTACACTTCCTGATATTTGGAGTCCTATTATTCCTCCGGGAATATTTCCAAATCATCCAGGTTCGGTAGATGATGTTTGGAAACCATATGAGTTTAGATGGATTGAAAATATAGGAACAAATATAATTAAAAAGGTTTCATTATCTATTGGGGGTCAAGTTATACAATCCTATTCAGGACAGCATATAAAAAATATGGTAGAAAAGGACTTAGATTATAATAAATTGGCATTATTTAATAAAATGATTGGAATGACAGATGAATTAAATCGCCCAGAAAATAGGGATAGTCGTTTTAATAATTATCCAAATGTATTTTATATTCCTGCACAACCTGGTGTTGCAAATGTAGGTAGAGAACCCTCTATCAGAGGACGCAAAATATATGTTCCTTTCAATTTTTGGTTTAGTTTTTCTTCAAAAATGGCACTTCCATTAGTTGCGTTACAATATAGCGATGTTACTATTGATTTGATATTGCGCCCTATAACAGATTTATATACGATTAATGATGTATCCTTAACTGTCGCAAATGGATTTACCAAGTCTCCCATAAGACCATCTGTAAATAATGAGTATCATTCATTTTATAGGTTTATACAACAACCGCCAACTGAATGGTTACTCGCAGAGGATTATGCAAATAAATCCTATTTATGGAATACTGATATACATATTATAGCAACTTATTGTTTTTTATCAGAAGAAGAATCATTAGTATTTGCTAAAAACGAACAAAAATATTTAATAAAAGATGTTAAAGAAGAAGTAATTACTAATGTTACAGGAACAAAGCGAGTAAAACTATTAAGTGCTGGTATGGCATCTACTTGGATGTGGTATTTTCAAAGAGATGATATAAACTTGCGAAATGAATGGTCTAATTTTACAAATTGGCCTTATAAAAATAAATTACCTTATGATATAATTATAGCGCCAACTACTTCAAACACCGTATTTATATATAATAGATATATTGGACCGGGAATAAATTTTAAAAAAATAGTGAATTCTTATATAGAACAAACATCATTATTGAATATTACTAATACACATACAAATAAAAATAAAAAAAATATAATGGAAAGTATGGCAATATTATTTGATGGTAAATATAGAGAGAATGATTTGGATGCAGGAGTATATAATTATATTGAAAAATATAAAATGAGTAAAGGTGATTCAGATGACGGACTATATATTTATAATTATTGTCTAAATACAGACCCCTACGATTTACAACCATCGGGCGCAATAAATTTAAGTAAATTTAAAACAATAGAAATAGAGTTTAATACTAACATACCTCCATTTGATGCTTCATCTGAATATTTTACAGTATGTGACCAAAATGGAACAGTTATAGGAACTACTAAAAATTTAAATTTATATGAATATTCATATAATTTAACCTTTATTGAAGAACGTTATAATATAGTAAGATTTGTGTCAGGCCAGGCAGGTTTACTTTATGCTAGATAGTTTTACGTTAGAAGAGCACGGTATTATATTAGACGCATATTGGTGAGGATAAAAATCCTGCGAAAATGATTCAAAATATGGGTTATAAATTGTCTTAAACAATAAAATTAATATAACAATGCATAATAAAATAATTAGTTTCTCCATTATAAAATATCATTATATATTTAATGGATACAAACTTTAATATAATTGATATTAAAAAATTAATACCTAATATGCAACATTTAATTCCTAATGCATTACTTATTTTTTCTATAGGCATGGTTATTATTTTATTATTATTAAGTGTAAAATTTACTGATTTAAAAACAATTGGTGTTATGTCATCCTTTTATTTTACGCTTCATCCATGTAATTCATATGAATCATTTATTGAAAAAAATAAAAAAAATAGTTCATGCGCCGGCATTCCACAACCAGAAACAGTTATTAATGATAATGAAAAGGAAACAGTTGCAGCTGTAATGGCCGATTTTAAAGAAGATTATTGCGAAAAAAGAGATTTGGAAGACTTACAAGGCATACAACCCTTATTGTTTGTATGTCGAGCTGCATATTTAGTATCATCCAATATGAGTAATTTTATTATCAAGGGGTTATATAATATATTAAATTTAGAGGGCGTGTATTCTATAGGTGTGCTTATTTTATATTTGGGTATGTTTTTTTTATTAAAGTTTTTGAGAGAATTAATAGGAAAATTTATACCTGCATTTATGAAAAGTAATAAAATAAAGTCTTCTTTTATATTTGATATTATTTTTTCAATATTTTCTATAATAACAGTATTGTATGTAGTGTGTTTAATACCAACTATATTAACATATTTACTATATTTAGTATATGGCGTTGTATTTTCTGATAGTGTCGCTTCCACAAATGTAGTACGCCCTATGTTTTTTATAATGATTGTAATTATACCATTAATACTTTGGCTTGTTGGAGTAAATCTTAATATAACAGAAGGATTTAGAAGTGCTGCTCAGAAACGTAGGTCTAATCGTCAAAAGGCAGCTAAAAAGACCGCTGCTAAAGTAAATGCCGCTAGAGCAGCCAGTAAAAAGGCAGTTAAAGTAAGGACCGCATCAACACGTAATACGGGCAGACAAAAAGCCCGTATTACGGGCAGACAAAAAGCCCGTAATAAGGGAGTTAAATGCGGCGATTATAATTGGACATTTTTTGTAAGTTTTATTTTAATTATACCCACGTTAGCGGCTTTAAAACAAATTCCATTTTTAATAATAAGTGGTATAAATGGTATGTTTTGTATATCTAAAATGAAAACGGATACACCAGAAAAAGTAAAAGAAAGGTCAAAACTTTTAAAAAAATTATCATTTGTTTCTACATATGGAATTATAATTTTTATTGGAATGATTATATTACCAATAATTATACATATGTTACGTAATATAACACAACGCATAAAGTTTAAATTTTTAACAGATTTATTAAATAAATTGGAGGATTTAATAAAAATAAAATAAGGTAATTAAACACTATTTATAATTTAATATAATGAAGAAATCAATTTTACCTCGCGTAAGTATATGCACGCCCACCTTTAATAGAAGACCATTTTTTAAAGGAATTATAGAATCTATACTATCACAAGATTATCCCAATAATTTATTAGAATGGGTTATTGTAGATGATGGTATGGATAAAATAGGCGACCTAGTTAAAGATATTCCATTTGTAAAATATTTCCCAATGGATGAAAAAATGCCTTTAGGTAAAAAAAGAAATTATATGCATGATATGTGTTCATTTAAGGAGGACGACGCAATATTAGTATATATGGATGATGATGATTTTTATCCATCTAATCGTGTATCTCACGCCGTAGATAAATTAATTCATAGCAAAGCATTGTGTGCTGGGTCAAGTGAATTATATATATGGTTTAATACCTTGAATAAAATGTATAGATTTGGACCTTATGGACCGAATCATTCGACCGCAGGAACATTTGCGTTTAAACGAGTTCTTTTAAAAGAAACCCGTTATGAAGATAATGCCGTTTTGGCAGAAGAAAAGTTTTTTTTAAAAGATTATACAGTTCCATTCGTCCAATTAGAACCCTTAAAAACAATTCTTGTATTCTCTCACGAACAAAATACATTTGATAAGAGAAAATTAATTGATACTAATAATAAAATGTGCCACGAGTCAGCGTTAAAGGTAAAGAATTTTATTAAGAGTCCATCCTTACAACAATTTTATATGAAGGAAATTGATATACTATTAAAGAGTTATGAATTAGGAGAACTTAAATATAAACCGGATGTAATTATTGAAACCACGAGACGAGATGTAGAGAGAGCACAACAAGCGCAAACAACCATAAGTATTAAAAATCCAGATGGGACATCGCGCGTATTAAATCCCAACGAAATTATACAAGCACTTAAAATGAAAATTGATGAAACCGAGCATTTAAATAAAGAATTGGTATTAAAACAGGCACAAATTAATAAATTAGTATCGGTAATTAATGAAAAAAACCTTCAATCCTTTTTTAGTTGAAAATAGTTTTCTGCTCTATTCAGTTCGATAGCAGTTATATTACTATTTTTATTTAATGTATGATAATACAATTCCTTTTTAGAACAATTTAGTCTATTACATAAATTAATAATAAATATATTATTATTATATTCATTACTATATTTGGTAAGGACTTTTGTAAATCTATAATCCGTATTTTTTTTTGGTTGTAATGTGATCGTTTTATATAAATAATAATTATGTAATATTTTAAAATAATATGTCATTTCATTAAATAACCATAATTGCTTTTGGAAACTTATACGGTCAAAATAATCGCCGATACAATAATTTTTTAAAAACTGCCTATAAAATATTATATCTTCTCTGCTTTTAACTAAATCTATAATATTTTCGTGAAATAATAACGATTGAGTTGCTTTTTCATTTTCAATCATAAAATCATTTTTAAACTCTTTATTCATTATTTTTTTAATGCTATTTTGAATATTTTTTTCAAATTGATTATATAACATTGTAGTATCATTTTGTATGTGTATAACATTACAAAACTTTATAATTTCTTTTATTTTTTTATCATAATAATTTGTGCCGCATAATATGATAGTAAAATTTCGTCGTGTCTTTTTTTTCT